CCGGTCGTAGAGCTGCCGCCGTACTTTGCTTCCAGCTTGTTAAGAAGAGCCGTATTCATTGCTTTTCTTGAGAATAAAAAGATGAGGTGGCTGCCTCATCCGTATCTCTTTTCGGTACATCTTTAGGTTTGTTTTTGCCGGGAGACTTTTCCTCCGGGGTATCCTCGGTTTTTTCATCTGGTGTGTCTGCCTCTTTATAATCAGCTTCGTCATCCGTCGAGGCCTCGGCCTTCACCTTCGGTTTCTGTCTTTCCAGAATCCCGTCTGCGAATCCAAGCTCTACGGCCTTGCCGGCGTCCATCCAGGTCTCCGCATCCATGAGGTGGGAGAGCTTGGCTCGGGACTGGCCGGTCTTGACCGCATAGGCATTGATGATGGAGTCCTTTACGGATTCGAGCATCTCGATTGCCTTTGCCATTTCCACATGGTCGCCGAATGCCATCGTTGCCGGGTTATGAATCATCATCATGGAGACGGGGCTCATAAGCACCGAGTCGCCCGCCATGCAATGACGGATGCCGCACTGGCCGCAATGCCGTCAATCTTCACCGTGACATTTCCCTTGTAGTCGGCGAGCATGTTGTAGATCTGAGCCGCCGCCACGCAGTCGCCGCCGGGAGAGTTGATCCAGACGGTGATGTCCCCGGAACCCGACAAAAGTTCGTCCTTAAACATCTGCGGAGTCACATCGTCATCAAACCACGATTCGGGAGCGATGGTTCCGTTCAGCGTGAGCGTGCGCTCAAGAACCTCGTCTCCGTTTTGGTTTCGAATCTGATGATTCTTCCACTTCCAAAACTTCTGCATCGTTTTCCTCCTTATCGTCTTTGTATGCAGAACCTGCGTCCTGCAGTTTTACTACATTACCGTTAAGCACATGGATGTTGCCGCCTTCCTCATCGGAGAGGAGATCCATGTTCTCAAGATTTCTTACATCGTTTATCGAATAAATGCCGTTCTGAATGCCTGTCGCATAGCCGTTCATCCTGGTCTGGTAATCGGCACGGAGCAGAGAATCCACATTGAAGCGCACAAAATATTTCGTCTGTTCCTCCTCGGTAAGCAGCGACTTCTCAATCGCCTGTTCCCAGCGGATAAGCCAGGGACGAAGCGTGTAGATAACGAAGTTCAGACTTTCCTGCTCGATATTTGAAAATGTGGCATGCTCCAGGTCGCCGATCATGTGAGGCGGAACATTGAAAATACGGCATATTTCGTCCAGCTGAAATTTGCGCGTCTCGAAGAACTGCGCCTCGTTCGGTGAAATGGAAATCGGCGTATACTTCATTCCTTCCTCAAGCACCGCGACCTTGTTGGCGTTCTGGCTGCCTCCGAAGGTATTTGTCCAGCTTTCGCGAATCTTGCTCGGGTCCTTTATGGTGCCGGGGTGCTCAAGAACGCCCGAAGGCTGGGCACCGTTGGCAAAGAACTTTGCTCCGTATTCCTCGCAGGCAATGGCGATACCCAGAGAGTTTTTCGCCATCGCGATGGGAGAGTAGCCGACCAGTCCGTCAAAGCCGAGACCCGGAATGTGCAGCACCTCGTTCGGAGATAAATCCACGACACTCTTTTTATTGATCGGAGCATCGTCGGTGCTTACCTGGTAGCGGTAGTAGAGCCGTCCCTTTTCGTCCCGGTCAACCGTCATCCGATCCGGCATGAGCGGATAGAGGGCAATGATGTCGCCGCGCCCGTTCCTTATAATCTGCGCATATGCATTTCCCCAGAGGAGAATGTGCGTCATAAGAGCCTCGCGGAAGTTAAAGGAACTCATCTCCGGATTCGGTCTTGCGTAGAGCAGCCGGTAGAGGGGATGGTCCTTTGCCTTCACCTTGCTTTTCTCATCCTCGTATCGATAGAGATTAAGAGGAAGACCGGCAACGGACTCCGCAAGAAGCCTCACACACGCATACACCGCCGTCATCTGCATGGCGGAGCGTTCATTGACGCGCTTTCCGCTTGTGGCATATCCCATAAAGAAGTTGTAGGCACTTCCCGATGTAGAATTGGTGGGCTTATCCCTTGACCTGAACAAACCGCTTAATATTCCCATAGCTTCACGCTCCTTTCTAATCAAAATACAAGCAGTCCACGGGAATCGTAGACGCTTTCACCGTTATCGTTTCCGCACCGGATGGCACGGTCGAGAGCCATAATCGTTGCAACCGCACCGTCAATCTTCTCGGTGGATTTTTCCTTATCCGCTTTAATATTTCCGGACGGATCCTGTTTGATACAAATGTTATCCATCATCCACCGGAGGACGGGATGGCCGCCGTGAGCAATGCGCTGCTCAAGCACGAGCTTCATAAGCTCCTTCGTGGGAGGGGACATATCCTTAAAACCCTGACCGAAGGGGATGACTGTAAAGCCCATGCCCTCCAGGTTCTGAACCATCTGCACCGCACCCCAGCGGTCAAATGCAATCTCACGAATGTTGTATATTTCACCGAGTTTTTCGATGAATTTTTCAATGTATCCGTAGTGGATTACATTTCCTTCCGTGGTCATCATGTAGCCCTGCTTCTCCCACACGTCGTATGGTACGTGGTCACGCCGGACGCGTAAGTCCAAAGTTTCCTCCGGCACCCAGAAGTAGGGGAGGATGCAGTATTTATCCTCTTCATCGAGGGGCGGGAAGACCAGGACAAATGCCGTAACGTCCGTGGTGGAGGAGAGGTCGAGCCCGCCGTAGCAGATGCGCCCCTTAAGAGCCTCCTCACCCACAGGAAATGCGCAGGCGTCCCATTTATCCATCGGCATCCAGCGGATAGATTGCTTTACCCACTGATTAAGCCGGAGCTGACGGAAGGCATTTTCCTCGCCGGGATTCTGTTTTGCCGATTCACAGGCTGCCTTCACCTTGTCGATTCCGACTGTGATTCCGAGAGAGGGATTTGCTTTCTTCCACACCTTCGGATCGGTCCAGTCGTCGCCTTCATCCGCGCCGTAGATGACTGAATAGAAGGTCGGGTCGATTTTTCTTCCGGCCTGAATATCCAGAGCTTTCTGATGTATTTCATAACAAATGGAATTTGTATCGTTTCCGGCTGTTGTTATAAGAAAATACAGCGGCTGGGTTCTCGCGTCTCCTGAACCCTGCGTCATAACATCGTAGAGCTTTCTGTTTGGCTGGGTGTGCAGCTCATCGAAGATAACGCCGTGGGTGTTGAAGCCGTGCTTGTTCGCCACATCCGCCGAGAGCACCTGATAGAAGCTGTGGGTGGGAAGGTACTCAAGCCTTTTCTGGGACTGAAGTATCTTCACGCGCTTTCTCAGTGCGGGGCAGAAGCGAACCATGTCCACCGCCACATCGAATACAATCTTTGCCTGGTTTCTGTCAGCCGCGCAGCCGTAGACCTCGGCTCGTTCCTCGTGGTCTCCGCAGGTAAGAAGAAGAGCCACCGCAGCGGCAAGTTCTGATTTACCTTGCTTCTTCGGTATCTCGATATAAGCCGTATTGAACTGGCGGTAGCCGTCCGGCTTTACAATGCCGAAGAGGTCACGGATGATCTGTTCCTGCCAGTCGATCAGTTCAAAGTGTTTCTCAGCCCAGCGGCCTTTGGTGTGGCTCAGCTGTTCTATGAAGGTCACCGCACTAAATTGGCTTTGAACTCATCGTAGTGTGAGTCCTTTGCCATGAACCTTGGTGGGCTTATATTTTTTAGTTTCCGCATTCCGGCGGCACCTCCTTTGCATAAAAATAAGCCGCAGACTTGCGACTTCTATCAGTACGAGAGAAAGAGCCATCAGGCTCTGCTCCCGGAATATTCTTATTCGTGTTAAGGGCTTTATTCGTCGCCGTTTCGCCGGTTAGAATAAAGCGTGAGTATTCTTTCTTATGTTCCTCAAGGTAGATAACCAGTTCGTAGAAATTCATGTCGTTTGCAATTTTCTGAACCGTACGTGTATCAAACATGTTCGTAAGTCCGGTATCTCTGACCTTTAAGATCTGTTCCTTTACTTTGTCATCCATCGTCATTCCTCCGTGATTTTTCTGCATACATCTTCGCCGTAAACTACATTGAGTCCCGAGCCGTTATCCCATCTGACCATGATTGAAGCCGTGTCATCAACTCCGGTGACCGTGCCTCTTGTTCCGGGAGGAGGGGCCTGGACATCGTCCATTCGGACTAACTCCACGCGTGTCCCTGCCGGGTACTGGCGCTTTACCATTTCTACAATCTCTCTGCTTGGGAAATTCATCATTTCTCAGTCCTCCTTTCCGGGTGTGCCGTGTCTGAAGGCGGAGCTTCCGGAGAGGTTCTTAAGAAGAATCTTCCTGTCTGCCTTGTACTCATCACCGATGAAGCCGAGCCGAAGGAGGAAACAGCGGAAGGTGTACTTCTCGTTATCCGTTTCCTTCGCGGATGCGGTGACTCTTTTAGCTTCCTTTGCCATCTTGCAGAGTGCCGAGATGAACTTGGTGTAGGCCATTGCCTCGTCCGGTTCTACTTCCTTGAACCAGGGGAAGGCGACTCTGTCTTCCTTAATCTCAATCGGCAGGTCGTCAACACCCAAGGCTTTCTTTATCAGGTCGCCCTTTGCATCGAGGAGCTTTGTGAGGTTACCGACCGCCACATGCTCCAGGGGAATCTCAACCGTGAGGGAAAGGTCGTCGGAGCCTTCTTCAGTCGGTTCAGCGTATTCGTTGTCGCTTTCGGTTTCTGCCTCGATTGTAGTTTCCTCTGTCGGCTCATCCTCATAATCCCCGACCGGCTCGAAGCCGTCTTCCTTAAGAAGCGGTACGATGTGCTGAAGGCTGTAGGGGTCTTCGTTAATAACCGTGCCGTCCTTAGTTACCGTGTAGTCGCCGATTACAAAATTGTAGGTCGGCAGCTTCATGTAGACTGCCTTCTCGCCGGTGATTTTTTCAATCGCCTTTACCAGGTCTTTTCTTGCTTTTCCTGTAAGTTCGTATCTGATCTTCATGTGCATGTCCTCCTTGTTTGGTGTGCCCGTGGGGCTTTTTGTTGTAGTACATATATCACTCACCGGCCGCTTTATATCAAGTTAATTCGGCACATGAAGGCGGTTAATATTAAACAAATATGAGCGGAAGATATTGTGTAGTTTATGAGCCGTTCGTAAGCTCCGAAATCCGTCTGTTTATGTACCAGATAGCCTTCTGCTAAATCCTCAATTTCCGTCTCCTTGCTTTTCTTTCCGGCACGGGAGATGTACTTGATGGCATTCCCGAGACAGTAACCGAATTTCTTATCTTCGATGAAGTCAATCACTTCGATTTTGCCGTCCGTGTAGTGGGAAGGGTGATTCACCGGATCGTTGCCTGCCGCGTTTGCCGGAGCATCTTTCGGGTTACCTGAAGCATTCACAGTTTTACTCGTCATCACAGTCCACCTCCTTCACAAGAGCGGAGTAGGGAAGGATCTCACCGTTCCTTACCACAGACACACCGTCCGCGTCTCCGGTATCTTCTACATATCTTCGGAGGATTACCGAAGCGTACTTCTCGTCAAGTTCCATTGTGAAGCAGGTTCTGTTCATCTGCTCACATGCCATAAGTGTGGAACCGGAACCGCCGAAGGTATCGATTACGATGGCGTTCTCCTGAGTGGAGTTGCCGATGGGGTAACCGAGAAGATCCAGTGGTTTCGAGGTCGGGTGGTTTGCATTACGCTTTGGCTTTGCAAAGTTCCAGATGGTTGTCTGCTTTCTGTCCGAATACCACGGGTGCTTGCCGTTCTGAAGAAAGCCGTAGAGTACCGGCTCGTGCTGCCACTGGTAGTCACTGCGGCCAAGGACCAGAGAGTCCTTCACCCATATGCAGCAGCCGGCAAGATGGAAGCCCGCATCGATAAATGCCTTACGGAAGTTCAGCCCTTCGGTATCGGCATGGAACACATAAGCGGCACCGCCTTTCTCCAGGTGTGCAGCCATGTTGGTAAATGCCGCAAGGAGGAAGCTGTAGAATTCCTCATCCTTCATGGAATCGTTCTTTATCGTAAGACCGCTCGCACTCTTAAAGGAAACTCCGTAGGGAGGATCAGTAAGAATCAGGTTTGCTTTTCGTCCGTCCATGAGAGCAGCCACATCCTCAGCGGAAGTTGCATCACCGCACATAAGTCTGTGTCTTCCCACAGTCCAGATATCGCCTCGCTCCACAAAGGCAGCCTTTTCAGAGCAGCGGTAAGGTCGTAATCATCATCCTCAGCTTCGCTGTCGGAGGAGGAAGCGAAGAGGTCGGT